GATCGAGGATCTAGCCATCGAAAAGGTAAAGTCTCTCTTTGGTTGTAAGTACGCAAATGTTCAACCACACTCGGGTGCCAATGCGAACACCGCTGTCTTTCAGGCATTTCTAAAACCCGGCGATACGATTCTTGGAATGGATCTTGCGTCGGGTGGTCATCTATCGCATGGAAGTCCACCAAACATATCCGGTAAAATTTACAATGCTCATTCCTATGGTGTGGATGATGATGGTCTTTTGGACTATGACGCAATCGAGGAACAGGCGATAAAGATAAAACCAAAGATGATCATCGCCGGAGCAAGTGCCTATCCAAGACAGATTGACTTTTCTCGTTTCTATGAGATCGCAGAAAAAACCAAATCGTATCTGATGGCGGACATCGCGCATTATGCTGGATTGGTTGCTGGATCCGTTTATGAGAGTCCGTTTCCTTATGCGGATGTAGTCACTTCGACAACTCATAAGACTCTTCGAGGACCGCGAGGTGGAATCATTCTATGGAACAATAAAGATTACACTCGAAAGATCAACAGCGCTGTTTTTCCTGGCACTCAGGGTGGCCCATTGATGCATATCGTTGCGGCAAAGGCACAATGTTTTCACGAGGCGTTGCAACCTGAGTTTGAAACCTATGCATGGAATGTTGTCGATAATGCAAGGGCTATGGCAAAGGTTTTTTCGAAGCGAAGAATAAGCATTCAAACGAATGGAACAGACAGTCACATCCTTTTATTGAATCTAACTAAGAGTAAGTACAGTGGTCGCGAAGCCGCTGATCTTCTCGAAGAAAATGGTATCACGGTCAATAAGAATGGAATTCCAAACGATCCAAGACCATTTACCGAGACGAGTGGAATCCGTATCGGAACTGCTGCTGAAACGACTCGACACGGCGGAGATACTGAATGGTTCGAGAACCTCGCGAATAAAATTTGTGATATGTTGTGTTGACAAAACACCAATTTTATAGTAGTCTATATTAGATAAATGAAAAATTTAAATTCTCCTTTGAGATATCCGGGCGGCAAAAAAAGAGCCGTCTCGTATCTCTTTTCAGTACAAAATTTACCCAATAGGGAAATCAAAGAATACCGAGAATTGTTTCTCGGTGGGGGTTCTTGCGCTCTAGACTTTACTAAAAAATATCCAAACATTCCGGTTTGGGTGAATGATAAGTATTACAACCTTTTCTGTTTCTGGAAAGTTTTACAGGAAAGAGGTGACGAACTAAGTGATGTTCTCAATTCCGAGAAAGATCGTCTTTCCTCTTATGCGGATGTAGAAAAAGCACACTTAGATATGTATCCGGTTGTGAAAGAAGGATTGAGAGATTCTTCCACAAACGAGTTTGATAGAGCTTGGATGTTCTATATGATCAATCGATGTTCGTTTTCCGGACTTGGTGAAACCACAGGTTCCTTTAGCAAAAGGAGTTGTCATGATCATTTTAATCATAGACTCATTAATCGACTCCCGAAGATATCCTATCTCATAAGAAACTGGAAAATCACCAATCTGGACTATTCTGATTTAATAGGTAATGATCCAGATACCTTTATTTTCGCAGATCCTCCGTATGACATTGAATCTTTCATCTATGGTGATCAGGGAAACATGCACGATAGTTTCGATCACAAAGAGTTTCACGACAAGATTGATGATACAAAGAGCATGGTGATGATAACTTATAATTCGAATGAAAGGATTCGAGAGGCATACAAGGGATGGAATCAAATCGAATGGGATCTTCATTACAGCATGTCTACTCATTCGGAGAAATATCGAGAAGAGCAAAAAGACCGAAAGGAGTTGCTTCTTCTCAATTACGATATTAAAGAGGAGATAACATTGGACTCTTTTTATGAATAAGTGGGATAAGAGATATTATGATCTAGCAGGAGAGATTTCTCATTGGAGTAAAGATCCTTCTACGAAAGTCGGGGCCGTCATCATTGGTCATCATGGTCAAGTTCTCTCACAGGGATTTAATGGATTCCCAAGAGGTATTAATGATGATGCCAATTATTACGAGAATAAAGAAAGAAAGTATGAAAGAGTTGTTCACGCTGAATCAAACGCAATCTATAACGCCACTCGTAACGGAGTTCCCTTAGATGGATCGTCTCTTTATGTCCATGGATTACCAATCTGTCACGAGTGTGCAAAGGGAATTATTCAGGTGGGAATTTCTAAAGTAGTCATGCCTTGGATGGAGATTCCGCACAATTGGCAAAAGTCTTGCCATTTGGCCGAAAGATTTTTCGATGAATCAAAAGTTGAACGCATTTACATAGACCCCTAAGTGTTCGCCTTTTTTTCTTTACAAACACCTAAAAATCTGATAACCTATACAGGTTAAATAAAATTATGTCATTACTAAGTAAACTGAAACAATCTTCTCGAATAGAAGCATCGGATATTCTGTCCGATTCCAAGTTTTTTGCCGAGAAGGAACAAACACCAACCTCGGTGCCAATGATCAATGTGGCACTCTCAGGTTCTATGTCCGGTGGTATCTCATCTGGACTCACGGTTCTGGCCGGTCCATCCAAACACTTCAAGACATCCTTTGCTCTTCTGATGGCATCGTCGTATCTTGATCGACACGAGGATGCGGTTCTTCTCTTCTATGATTCAGAGTTTGGATCGCCACAATCTTACTTTCAATCCTTTGGAATTGACACGAGCCGTGTTCTTCATACTCCGGTGACTAACATTGAGGAATTGAAGTTCGATCTCGTGAATCAATTAAATGAGATTGATCGAAAGGACAAAGTTATTATTGTCATTGATTCGGTCGGTAATATCGCATCAAAGAAAGAACTTGAGGATGCTCTTAACGAAAAGTCGGTTGCGGATATGACTCGGGCAAAGGCTCTGAAGGGTCTCTTTCGTATGATCACTCCTCAGTTGACGATCAAGGATATTCCTCTTCTTGCGGTCAATCACACTTACATGGAACAAGGTTTGTTTCCAAAGGCGATTGTCTCGGGTGGAACAGGTGTTATGTATTCTGCCGACAATGTGTGGATCATCGGTCGTCAACAGGATAAGAAGGGAACAGAGATTCAAGGGTATCACTTTATCATCAACGTTGAGAAGTCTCGCTTTGTTCGAGAAAAGTCAAAGATTCCGATCTCAGTCTCGTGGGATGGTGGTATTCAAAAGTGGTCTGGTCTTTTGGATGTGGCGCTTGAATCCGGTCACGTTCGTAAACCAAAGAACGGCTGGTATCAGGCAATGAATCCTGAAACGGGCGAAGAACTTTCTCAGAATCTTCGAGAAGCTCAAACCATGAATCGCCTATTCTGGGAAAAGGTTTTTGAGAAGACCGACTTTGAATCTTACATCGAAAAACGTTTCAAGGTTGCATGTAAGGATATGATACAGGAGCAAATCGAAGAATGAAGTTAGGAATCAAACTCCTCGGTTTCGTTTCGTTTCTCCTTATGATCTTGGTGTTTGGTCCACTCATTGCCATTTGGAGTATCAACACTCTTTTTCCCATAGAAATCGAGTACAACTACAAAACTTGGTTCGCGGCATTCTCTCTTGGAATACTCGCTCGTGGATCTATAACTTTTAATAAAGAATGAAAACAAAAATAACATACGTAGAAAAAGCTGACTCTGATTTTACTTCAATTAAAGTCTTGCAAAAACCCTATAATGGTATAATATATACCTATGGAAAAGTTAAAGTATCTGAGCCCAGTGGTGAGGGTGAAAAGGCAACACTCACATTTGATTATCGAGTTGAAGAAGTTCCTCCAGTCTTTGGTAAATCGAAAGAAGAAATTGAAAACGATGAAGACTTTTCGAAGTTCATCGGTGACATTCTTGTTGAAATTTTGGAGGATAGTATAGATAATGACGGATCTTCAGACGATAATACTTCAGACGATAACAAAGAATGAGGACTTTTGCCGAAAGGTAATTCCTCACATCAAGTCAGAATACTTTGAGAATGAGAAGAAGCCAGTCTACGATTTGATTCTGAGTTTCATCTCGAAGTTCAACAAGATACCAAACGTTCCGGCGCTTGAGGTTGAGTTTCAAAACTCGTCAACCATCAATCGCTCTGACGCAAACGATATTCTCTCTTGTATTCAGTCTCTTGACAAAGGCGATCTTTGTGATACGGATTGGTTGTTACGAACAACCGAAGAATGGTGTAAACAACGAGCTGTAACTATTGCAATTGTCAAGTCTATTTCGATCATTGACGGAAAGGACAAGAAACACACCGAAGGTGCAATACCCGATATTCTGTCAAAGGCCCTTGCGGTTTCCTTTGATACGAACATAGGTCACGATTATCTTGAGAATGTTGATGAGAGATATGACTTCTATCATCTACAAGAAGACAAGACTCCATTTGATATTGAACTTCTGAACACTATCACAAAGGGTGGTGTATCGCGAAAGACTCTCAACATTGTTCTTGCTGGAACAGGTGTTGGTAAGAGTTTAGCGATGTGTCACTTTGCTGCCGACAATCTTCGACAGGGTAAGAATGTTCTCTACATCACTTTGGAAATGGCCGAAGAAAAGATCGCGGAACGTATCGATGCAAATCTTCTGGATGTCCCGATAGATCAGATTGAGAATCTTCCAAGAGACACTTTCAAGACTAAGGTCTCGAAGATTCAAGAGAAGACTCAGGGAAAATTGATCATTAAGGAGTATCCAACTGCAACTGCTCATGTCGGTCACTTTCGTGCTCTTCTGGATGAGTTGCGAATGAAGAAGGACTTTGCTCCGGATTCAATCTACATTGACTATCTCAACATTTGTGCAAGTTCTCGAATGAAGGGTCTGGGTGGATCAGTCAATACTTACTCCTACATTAAGGCGATTGCCGAGGAGTTGAGAGGATTGGCGGTCGAATTCAATGTTCCGATCTGGTCTGCAACTCAGGTAACACGATCTGGATTTGGTAATACTGATGTCGAGCTCACCGATACTTCAGAATCATTTGGTCTTCCGGCAACGGCCGACTTGATGTTCGCTCTGATCTCTACCGAGAAACTTGAAGGTCTCAATCAATTGATGATCAAACAACTCAAGAATCGGTACAACGATCCAACTCAAAACAAGAGATTTGTGGTGGGAATTGATCGGTCAAAGATGAGGTTGTACGACGTGGAAGATTCCGCTCAAACTCTTACATCAGACGATTCGACGACTTCCGATAAGAGTTCATCTCACGATTTCAGTTCGTTCAAGATCTAATGTCCAGTTTTTATGTGCAAAAACTGGACAAATATCCACTTTTACATCTTTTTTACACAATTGGGCGTTGACTTTGAGAGTTCTTAGTTCATAATGAGGTAAGATGATAGTTGAAATAGAAGGTTCTACCGAGACAAAAAGGGAACATGTTGAACGAGCTGCCTACTTCTTCGAGAAGCTTCTCTTCAAAAGAAAGTTACCAAGTCTTTTTCTGACCATTGAATTGATCTATCGACTCAAGCACAAAGAGGAGACAGAAGGAGACTGCATCTGGGAAGATCGTCGAAACAAACCAAGAGAGTTTACGATTCGTCTGGACTCAAGCAATGGTCTTGCGTCTTTGATTGAGACCTTGGCTCATGAGATGGTTCATGTCAAACAATACGCCACCGGAGAAATGAAAGATTCTCGATTATCTCTGGATACCGTCTTTTGGAAAGGCGAAGAATTTGATTGCAACAAGTTTCACTATTACGATTGGCCATGGGAGATCGAGGCGTCTGGTCGAGAAACAGGTCTCTACGTGAGATACATGGAGGAATTTGGTTACACTCACGAAAAGTGGGCAAAGGGTTTCATTTAAATTAGTTAATCTTATAAATAGATACATTATCTAATTCATGGGATCTATGTTAAATTTTAAAGAATTTTTATTAGAAGAAGTCAATCTATCCGATTTCCCCGAAGGAGTCTTCGGTGATTTACCAGTTGAAAAAAAGAACGAAAACAGTAAAACAACTGTATTTGTCGCTAGATCCAATGATCGTCTTACAGATAGAGACGAGATCGCACGTAATCTTCGTCAGGCTGGACTAAATTCACAGGTAAGAGAAAAATCCGGTCAATCGGTAGATCCGGTTTTCATAGATTCTGGATTTGATACTAAAATTATCATACTCGTCAAACCTCTTTCGGGTGGAATAGGTGAAACAACTCTCAATTCATCAATTACGGAATTGTTTCCAGCAATTGCATGGGAGACACGATACAACCCCACCGGAAGCGTTGATGAATTTTATGATCATCTCCTCAAACAAGACCCCAAGAATCTAAAATCGGTAAATCCAAAAGATCGAAAGGCGGCAATTGATACCATTCAAAAAGCATCCGAATCTTCTAAGTTCAACGAGAAGATGATGAATGCGATGGGAGTTCTTAAGTACATAAAAGACGAAGAATCCTCAAAATCGATTAGAATGGTTCATTGGGGATACCGGGCCAAACCTAGAGGTGTTCCAAAAAATCATCCGGGCGACATCTTTTTGGAGTTTGTTGATGGAACAATACTGGGTGTTTCTCTTAAGGCTGGAGGAAAGAAAACGAAGGAACCAAAACTTAACACCTACGTAAACCCGATCTTCAATTCTTTTGGGCAGTCTCGAATGGTCAAATCTCTTCGTGAAAACCTTTGGGATAGAGTCTATTCAGAAATTGAGGGAATACCGAGTAAGGAGGCGTATGATGGTTCAGGAAGAAGACAAACCTCGAAGGTCTTGGTTGATCTCTTCAAAAAAGATTCTAAAAGATACGAAAGACTCTACGACGAGGCACTTGATATTTGCCGGAAGGCGGTGATAGATCTTTTCAATCAGGATAAGGATAAAACTTTGGATTACATTCGCAGTGAGATACTAAGAGATGCTCCCGAAGTTCCTACAAAGGTAATTAAAGCAGTGGAGAACAATTATGAGGAGATCACGGCCAACGATGAGTTGGGTGTTTTTCTTCCTTCGGTTCGGTTCATTCGGGCATATCCATCAACCAATTCAAAACAGAATTGGTTCATTGATTTGAAATCTAAAGATTCTACTGTTACAATGGAAATGTCCATACGTACCAATAAGGCTGGAAATGCAGGATCAAAAAAACTGGGTCAATTTTTCAACCTCTCTGTCAAATACAACTCCTTGAAGGTAAAGTGATGATAGGATTCAAAGAGTTTATATTCGAGTCTAAGAGTGGCAAGAATGTCCACATGACTCACATCGAAGATCGCGTGATCTACGGTGGTGTGACTGGTGCGAGAGATGCAATCGCTGCTCTTCGAGCGTTTCGTGATATGTTGGCAGGTCAGGGTAAGGGTCGTTTTGATGTAACGGTCAAGTGGGACGGAGCGCCCGCAGTCTTTGCCGGAACTGATCCAAGTGATGGAAAGTTCTTCGTTGCAAAGAAAGGAATTTTTAATAAAGATCCAAAGGTCTAT